ACCGGCAACGAGGCTCGCGGCGACACGATCCGCATTCGCAGGCGCGACCGTGGCAACGCTCAAGAGTTCACCGGGACGATTGTTTCCCGAGGCCTTGAGGAAAGTAAAATTGATCTGGTGCTTGAGAAGCATTTCGACGCCAGCTTTGAGATTACGTCCAAAGAAGCAACGCTCGATCTGGACAGCTTCAGCGATCAGGTTATCGAGCCGCAAGTCGTGTCGATTGCGGAATTGGTTGACGCCTACGCGCTGTCGAAAATCAATGATCTGCCGAACAATGCCGGCGTGGACGGCTCAGGTGTACCGCAAGCCTTTGCCTCGACTATCGGCGGGGTCGCTGATTACCGGAAGGTGTTGAATATCCTGAAGGTGCCAATGCGAGGCCGGCAGGCTATCTGGTCACCGACTGCTGACGCGTTACTGCTGGGCATTGCGTCCTTTGTCGAAGCTGACAAGAAAGGCGATGACGGCACGGCTCTGGCTGAGGCAAGTGTGGGCCGGGTGCTGGGCTTCGATCACTGGATGGCTCAGAACGTCGATGAGACGGCACTGGCCAGTGATGACGGTGACACCGCTCTGGTCGCAACCGCAGGCGATCCGCTGCCGGTCGGTACGCTGGCCATCACGGTTGACACTGCAAACGGCGCGTCGGTTGTGTTTGCCGACAAGTCCACGATCCAGATTGACGGCATCAATTACACGGTCGATGGCGATGCGACGATGGCACTTTCAGCCGGCACGATTACCATTCTGGAAGGCCTCAAGACGCCGGCAGCTAACAACGCTCCGGTCAGCACTCCATACGCGGTGTCGGATAACTTCTTCCCGCGTGGCGCAATGTTCCACCCCCGAGCATTCGCTTTCGTGAGTGTGCCGCTTGAGATACCGCCGGGCGCAGAGGGCGCGACCATCACGGCAAACGGGTACAGCATCCGTATCGTCCGTGACTACGAAATCACCAGTAAGAAGTCGATCATTTCGCTCGACACGCTGGTAGGTTCGCGTGTGGTCGATGGCTCACTGGGCGCGAAGGTCGTCACTGCCACCTAATCCCAAGCGGGTGAGCATTTGATGTAACTGAAGGGCGGGGCTAACATGGCCTCGCCCTTTTCTATTTCCAGCAGGAGAAAGTCATGACGGTAAAAATGCAAAAAGCCGGCGCGAAGCCGGTAGAGGTCGGTGATGATGCAGTCGAGGCATTTGAGGCTGCGGGTTTTTCGCTTTGCGACGGTGAGGTAGCGACAGAGGCAGTCGATAGCGGCACGTCCGAACTTAGCCCGGAAGAAAAACAGACTGAGGTTGACGCCGCCGGCAAAATGGCGCGCGATGACGCAGAGGCGAAAGGCATGGAGGCAGGCGAAGTCGAGGAAGCCGGCGCAGCCGCTGAAGCTGAGTCTGCGGCGAGTCTCGACGACGAATAACGTCAGCTTTCAAAACGCCAGCCGTTGATATATGATCGCGGCAGTGTGCAGGCCAAGCCATTCGGGAGAAGCTAAATGAGAATTTCGCAACCCGCGCGAGACGCCAGAAAAAAGGTGCATCTTGCGCGACTGGCGGCAAAGGCCTCAGCATCTGCTGAGGACTACGCCCGAATGTTCGCAAACCAGCCTTCAGAAAAACGCCGAAAAGAGAAATTTGAAGCTGACCGCGCTGCCTTCCGGGCAGCCAAGCATGCTCTCACTGACGCACTGATTGCCGAGGCCGGCGCAGGCGTCGCAGCCTTTGAAGGCGCAGGCAGTGGCCAGATGGCGACCGCTGGCGCAGGGGGTGACGAGTAATGAAAGCGCGCACAGTCCTTCCGCTGGCCATACTGCTGGCAACCCCACTTCCCGAAGTCGGCTACTCAGGCGCGACAGACCTGTTTGAAGATGATCTGCTCGACCTGATTTTCACAAACGTCGCTGCACCGAATGTCGGTGACGCAGGCGGTCTGCAACCATCAGTCGCGGACGGCAACTGGCACATCAGTCTGCATACCGGAGACGCAATCACTGACGCGTCCACGCTGCAAACTGACAGCGAGGCCGCATATACGGGCTACGGTCGTGAGGCAGTCGTGCGGACTACCGCCGGCTGGACGGTTGCATCTGGCAACGTGGACAATGACGCGGCGATCACTTTTGGTACGTCATCGTCCGGCCCGGAAACTGAAACCGATGTAGGCCTTGGTTTCGCAACGTCCGGCGCGGGTGTGCTGCAAATCTGGTCACAACTGCTCGCTGATCTAATCGTAAACAACGGCATCACGCCTGAGTTCGCAATTGGAGCGCTCGATATCTCGCTAGATTGACGGGCAAGGCGCTCACTGCATGAGTGCTATTTTCACCCTTGAGCAAGTCAGCACATCGCCACGTTTTGAGTTCGTGGCGATGCGCTTTCGTGACCAGACTCCGCTAGTCCCCTACCCGACCGCCTTCAAAATCCTCAACGGCGTCTGCATGGCAGCGAAACACGCCATGCGGTATGAAGCCGTCGCCAATAAATACTGGCGAACGCTCGCCTACATAGACGTTGACACGGTGACGTTCCGGGCAGCCCGCGAACCACGTCGCAGCAACCTGAAAAGCAACGTCTCAAACTGGCGCGTGAATATCGAAAACCAGTTGATTGTGCTGTACTTTGAGACGCGCAATAACAAAAAAGCGCTGGTCGTGAAAATGCACTATGCTGACGCATTGCAGTGGTACACAATGGCGCGGCTGTCAGCACGGGAAGCGAAAGCGTGGGCCGGCGATGACAGCAAAAACATGCAAGCCACGGCCCATCTGACAGACGCAGCAGCGAACGCCAGATTCCCGAACCCGATCTAAGGAGCCGCACATGGTCGATGAAGTCCGCACAGTCGTAAAAGACTTTAACCGCGACCTGCTCATTGAGGAATTGCAGGCGTCAATCGTGCCGTTTGAATCTCTGTACATGGCAGGCTTCCACCGTCGCGGCAGCTTTGTCGCTGAGCCAAACCTTGCCCCGGTTGTGGTGTTTCACGACAAGGTAGCGAACATCATTGACACGGCTGATCCGGGTGAGATTCGCTTTGTGGTCACGTCTGCCTTGAGCGGTCTGGAAGCCGCAGCGCTCGACGCCGCGCTCAGCAGCCACATCGAAACCGTTCGCACGGCAGAGCAAAGCCGCATTGAGCAGGACGAAGCCGACTGGACAACGCTCAGGGCGCAGCACCCAAACATCAGCGGAATGGACGCCACTCAAGTGCGGCAATACCTCAGCCTGCTGGCGCGTGTCGTAATACGCGACCATGAAAATGCTGCGATCTAGGCCACGGACTGAGCCGTGGCAAATCTGCTCACAGACTTAGCACTCACGACCAGCCACACGCTGACCGGCTCATGGGCCGATATTGCCGACATGGATGACACCGTGACGGTTGCCGGGCTAGATAGCGTCCTGCTTTTGATTATGTCGCTGCAACCCGTAGCGCCCGGCGGCGACAATAGCGCTGAGTTTCGTTTTGCAGAAAGCGGCAGCCGCATCGGCCCAGTGCTGACCCAGTACGCTGACAGCACTGACAACGTGGACGGGCGCGCTCTGGTTCACGCGCTCACCGGGCTGTCTGCCGGCAGCCACACGTTTTCCGTGCAAGGCATCACCCGATCCGGCACGGACTCATCAATGGACACGGGCCGCGTCCGCACTTTCCAAATTATTGAGATCGAATCCGATGCAAGTATTCTGGTCGATCTTGAAACAATGGTGTCAAATACGGCCCCGGTATCCTTTGCTGACATGACTAACCTGTCAGCCAGCGCCACGCCGAAAGCGGGTTCCACGCTGCTGTTTATTCACGGTTCACAATGCGCTGACAATACGACTGACCAAGTTGCTGAGCATCGCTTTGCAATAGACGGGACACGCGACGGGCCGCTCGCGGCGCAAGTGATTGACCAAGCCGAGGAACTGACCGGCGTCATGATGGCGTGGGCAGTCGATGGCGTATCTGAAGCCTCGCACGATTTTTCGATTCAGTGGATACGGCTGACCAATACGCCGCAAATGGACACCTTCAAACCGCGTACTTTCCAAGTGGTAGAGATTGAGTCGGCGGCGCTGCTCACAGACTTGCAATTGACCAGCACCGGAAGCTCACCGGGCACGTATGCCGATATGACCGGCATGAGCGCCAGCCCGTCAATCGACTCGACAGAAAGCATTTCAATCCTGCTGGGTCAGGTTACTTATGAAGGCAGCGGTGATGATTCGGCTGACAACCGTTTTGAGATTGGCGGCGTTCAGGAAGGGCCAGAGGTAACGGTGTGGTCTGACGATCTGGTCACCCTTGAGGATCGCTGCTCCCATTGCTGTCTGGTGTACGCTTTTGACGGCGAATCCGGCGCAACTGACGTGGCGATGCAATGGCAGACACGCAGCAGTCAGTGCGAGTTATCTGACCGGCGTGAACGCACTTTCCAATTGATAGACCTGCTGGCTGGCCCGGCTCAAATCGCGGCAGCCCCGTCACTGGTTTTCTCGCTAGTCGCTGACCTGAAGGCAGGCGGGCAACTTGATGCGGCGGTGGCTATGGCGCTGTCCGTTGCGGCAGACCTGAAAGCGCAAGGTGCGCTGACCGCCGCTGCGGCGCTTCAATTTGCAGCGCTGGCCGACCTGCAAGCGGACGGTGATCTGGCGGCTGCTGCTGCAATGGCCCTCACGGTGCTGGCCGATCTGCAAGCCACGGGCGCGCTCGCTGCCGCGCCGGCAATGGCGCTGACCGTCTCACCAGACCTGAAGGCGCAGGCCGATCTGGATGCGACAATCGCAATGGCGCTGAGCGTAGCTGCTGACCTGAAGGCGCAGGGCACACTGACGGCACAGGCCGCGCTTCAATTTGCCGCTGTGGCTGATCTGAAAGCCGCTGGTGATCTGAATGCTGCCGCAGCGCTCGCGCTGAGCGTAGTGGCCGACCTGCAAGCGGCTGCCGGCGACATTGCTGCGACGCCACAATTGGCATTCACCGTCTCACCAGACTTGGCCGCTCAGGGTGATCTGGATGCAGCCATCACACTGGCGCTGGCGCTCGCGGCTGACTTAAAAGCTGCCGGCGCGCTGACTGCACAGGCGGCGCTTCAATTTGCAACGGTCGCTGACCTGCAAGCTGCCGGCGACCTATCCGCTGCCGTAGCACTTGCGTTCACGGTGGTCGCTGACTTGCAAGCGGCTGCCGGCGGCATTGACGCGAATCCTCAACTGGTGCTGAGCGTACTGGCCGACCTGAAGGCAGACGGTGATCTGACCGCAGCCATCACGCTGGCGCTGACACTTGCCGCTGACCTGAAGGCGCAAGGCGCGCTCACTGCACAGGCGGCGCTTCAATTCGCTACCGTGGCCGATCTGACGGCTGCCGGCGACCTGAGTGCTGCCGCCTCGCTGGCATTTACCATAATCGCTGATCTGGAAGCGACCGGGGCGCTCACCGCGAATCCGTTGCTTGCGTTCACCGTGCTGGCCGATCTGAAGGCTGCCGCCGGGCTGGATGCTGCCATTCCGCTGGCGTTTACGCTGTCACCGAACCTCACGGCGCTTGGCGATCTGGACGCGGCGGCGGCAATGCAACTTGCCGCTGTCGCGGATTTAACGGCTCAGGGTGATCTGGACGCAGCCGCTGCGCTCGCCTTCACGCTGGTCGCTGATCTGAAAGATCAAAGCGAGGGAGCGATTGCGGCGGCAATTCCGCTCATTTTCACAATCGCAGCAGACCTGAATGCAGCCGGGGCGCTGTCCGCTGCGGCGACTATGGTGCTGTCTGTGGCCGCTGATCTGACGGCGCGCGGCCAATTGTCTGCCGCTGCGGCAATGGCGCTGAGCGTGGCTGCTGATTTGAAGGCACAAGGCGACCTCGATGCGGCGGCGGCGCTCACGTTTAGCGTCTCTGCTGATCTGAAGGCTCAGGGCGCGCTGGACGCGGCCATTGCATTGGCGCTGAGCGTGGCAGCCGATCTGCGGGCACAGGGCAAACTCGACGCGACCGCTTCACTGGTATTCGCGGCGGTCGCTGATTTAACGGCACAGGGCAAACTCGATGCTGCCGCAGCGATGGCGTTCACGGTGGTTGCTGACTTGAAGGATCAGGGCGAAGGCGCAATCTCGGCTGCCGCACAGATGGCATTCACGGTATCCGCTGCCATACAGGCAGGCGGGCAACTGGACGCCGCCATACAACTGGCATTCTCCACGGTGGCCGATCTGAAGGCCGCAGGGCAGCTTGACGCGGCTGCCGCTTTGGCCTTTGCCGTCGCTGCTGACCTGAAGGCGGCGGGCGCATTGAGCGCGGCGGCAGCCATGCTTTTCAGTGTGTCGGCAGACCTGCAAGCGCAGGGCAAACTGGACGCGCAGGCGGCTATGGTGTTCGCGGCAGCGGCAAACCTCACCGCGCAGGGCAAGCTGGACGCTGCTGCCGCGCTGGTGTTTACACTGGTCGCAGACCTAGACGACGCAGGCAAGGGGCCGCTGGCAGCGACCGCAGCAATAGCGTTCACTGTGGCCGGCGATCTGACTGCCGGCGGCAAGCTGGACGCAGGCCCGGCGATGCTGTTTTCCGTCTCCGCGAATTTGCAGGGACAGGGACAACTGGACGCGCTTGCGCAACTGGTATTCAACGTCTCAGCGGACGCGCGGCTGGTCGGAGCCATCACTGCGACTGCGCCGATGACGTTCAACGTGCAGGCTGATCTGGGCGGGGCCGGACAGATAGCGGCAAACCCGCAAATGAAGTTCACGCCGGTCGCTGATCTGACCGCTCGCGGCGCGGCAATTGCGGCCATCTTGATGCAGTTCACCGTGCTTGCCAGCATTATCGACGCGTCGGCTGAGCTAATTCCAAACTCGATTCAGGATATACTCACGTCGCTGCTGAACAGCTTCAATGCGATTAGCTGCCCATTGTTTAACAGCGAGCAGCTATTACTGACAAGCGCAGACCTGTTCAACAGTGAGCAAACCTTGACCAACTGACCGGAGGGCGTCATGAGCGACTTGCTTGGTGCAGTCATCGAAAGAAAACGCGGCGACACCGCGCCAGATAAGATCACAGACATAGATGACGTGACCGGGCTGCCGCGTGACAATACGAGCTTCATATATTTGATGACGCTCAACACGGTCAAAGACCCCGACCCCGGACATTCACCGCCTATCGGCACGGAGCTTTTCATTCTCACTGGCACACCGGGCGGCGCAGACGGCACGGTTGAATTCCCGTGGACGCCGACGCAGGCGAACCAAGCGATTGACACGTACTGGTATGACATAGAGCGCAAAGATACCGGCGGCAAGGTCAAAACGATTGCGAAAAATGAATACGTTTTCCGCATGGATATCGGCAAAACAAACTGAGGTGACGCATGAGCGCAGGATCATTTGTGGTCGAAACTGGCGCAGGGCTGCCGACCGCCAACACCTACATCAGCGTCGATGACGCAGACGCGTACCTGAGAAATTCTGGTCGAAAAACCGGCGGCTGGGACAGCGCGGGACACGAAGGCAAAGAGGCCGCACTGGTCAAGGCGTGGCTGTACATGCTGGCGCGCTGGCAGACGCGCTGGAAAGGCTTCCCGACTCAGGAAGATCAGGCCGGTGACTGGCCACAGCGCGACCAGTTCAAAAAGTCCGGGCATGCGTTCGCCAGCAACGAGATACCGCCAGAGGTGCAAAACGCTCAGGTCGAATACGCGCTTGTCGAGGCGATCACGCCTGACAGCCTGTTCCCAAACCCGGTCTATGACGAAACAAACCGCAGCGTCACCGCAAAGACCGACAAGGTGGACGTGCTGACCGAGACGCGCCAATACAGCGACCGCCGAAACCCGGTGACGTTCCGCAAATTCGTACTCGCTGACAACCTGATTTCGCATCTGGTAATCGGCGGCTCACAGACCGAACTGCTGAGAATGTAGGCATGGCCCTTGAAGATACCGCCGTCCGGCTTATCGAGAAATTCGGGCGTGACGCGTCGATTTTAATAAAGCCCAGCGGGCCGGATACGCCGGGCGAACCGTGGGACGGTGCGGTGAGCGAAGGCGTACCAGAGACGGTCAAAGCGGTTTTTCTTGACTTCAATAATGACCAGATAGACGGCACCGTGATTCAGGCCGGCGACCAGCGTGTGCTGGTAGCGGCCAAGGGCAACCCGGCAATCGACACGGCAGACACCATCATTGACGGCGGCAAGCGCTGGCGCATTGTGAACGCAAACCTGCTGAAGCCGGGCACGGTCGAATATCTCTGGACGCTTCAGGTGCGCACCTAATGGCCGGCAAACCATTCAACAAAAAAGAGACGTTCGCGGCGACCATGAAAGAGGTCAACACCGTCAAGCGAGAGATTGCAAAAAAGGTGATTGCCGTTGTGGTGCTGTCCACGCCGGTCGGCATGCCCGGCACATGGCAGTCACCGCCGCCGAAAGGATACACGCCGGGACACGCGCGCTTTAGCTGGCAAACCTCACTGGACAGACCGATCACGTTTGAAGCGCCCGGCGTCGATCCGGGCGGGACGCGGACTATTGCTGCCGGCTTTCTGAAAATCAAAACGTCACGGCTGTTTCAGAATATATGGTTCAGCAATAACGCGCCGTACATTGGCCGGCTTGACCAAGGCTGGTCACGGCAAGCGCCCGCAAACTTTGTGGAAAAAGCAATACTGACAGGCGTCCGGTCGCTGGCAGACACGACCATTGAGGTGCCCTAATGCCGAGCAGCAAAACACCACGCGAAGCGCGCACTGAGATATTCGATGACTTTCAAACGTACTGGCTTGCCAGCGGTGAAAGCGCGGTGCGTCTGGGCTGGGATAACGTCGATTTCAAGACGGTCGGCACTGAGTTCGTGCTGGTGCAGCTACAGCACACGACCGGCACAATTGCCGCGCTGGGGAACGAAAAATACCGACGCGAAATGCTGCTGACCTTCAATATCTGGACGGTCGAAGGCAAGGGCAAGCGGCGCTCAGACGAAATTGGTGAGGCCGTGCTGGCGTATATTGAGACGTTCGCGCTCAGTGTTTTCCGCATACGTGACCCCGGATTCAATGAGATAGGCGTGGTTGACGGCTACTACCAGTCAAGCGTCATCGCGGTCATCGAATATGACGCGTTGAGAACTTGAACCTGCTGACGTACACTGCGTCCGTTGCTAAGAGGGACAGCTAATGTCTGACACAAATCGCGTTGGAATAGCCATTGCTCGGTCAGGTAGCCCAGACTTTCCCAGTGCTTTGACCAGCCTCGACAAAATGCGGATCACCGGGACACCGGGATTGGCATTTGACCCGCTTACTGAAGTCTCCGCAGAGATACGCGACGACCGCCAGATATCAGACCTGATACCAATTGGCGCAGAGGCCGGCGGTGAAATCGGCTTTGAGTTTTCTTACAACGTAATCACAGACATTCTTGAGTCAGCCCTGCTCGGTACGTGGGACTTCACGCACGAAGATACGCCAGACGCAGGCGCAATGGGCGCAGGCACAATCCCGTTCGCAGCGACTGCCGGCTTTATTGTCGGCCAGATTGTACGGCTCACTGACCCGTCTGTTTTCCCGACCGATGAAGGCGACACGGCAGGCCTTTACGAAATTACAACGGTCACGTCAAACGTGTCGATCACGGTCAGCGTGGTCGATATTGCAGCGCTCGATTCCAGCTACACGAACGCCACCGCCATCACGTCCGCGTTTGAGTCAGACGCTGACACACGCGTCAAGGTCGTCGGCTTTGCAGCCGCGACCGGCGACATTGCATACACGGCGACCGGCATCACGTCAGCCGCCGGCATTTTCGATGACGAACTACGCAAAGACACGGGCGTCACCGACATTGCTGCCGGTCATTTCATTCGCCTTATAGGCAGTGACGTGGCAGTTGCCGCGACCAATGACGTGTTCATCGAAGTCTCGGCAGTCGTCGCAGCCGGCGCAGGCCTCACACTCAAAACGCCAAGTGACTGGCAGACCGACCCCGGCACTGGCGATGACGTGCTGATCTTTTTCCCCGATGTATTGATTAACCCGGCCAGCCCGGTAGCGCTTGCAAGTCGTCAATTCTCTGTTGAGCGGTCGTTCAACGATCACAACCCGATTGACCGAGAGCTATTCGTTCAAATGGGCGTCAACACACTTGCCCAGACGCTCGCACCGCAAGCGATTGCTATTGGCACGGTCGGTTTTTTTGGCACGGACGCGCGCGCTCGCACTCAAACCGACATATTAGAATTGTACTCAGCGGGTGACCCGACGCGCGTGGACGCGCCAGCTTTCGACGTTTACAACACCAGCAGCAACGTCGCACGGCTGGCCAGAGGCGGCGACAAGGTAGGCGTCGGCGGCGTCAATTGCGTGGTGAATGCCACGGTCGAAATCAATAACAACATGCGCCGGCAGAATGCGGTCGGCGTGTTTGGCGCTTGCGGCATTGGCCTCGGTGAGTTCGCCGTGACAGGCTCGCTTGAAACTTATTTCGATGACTTGACTTTGTACAATGATGTGCTAAATGGCACCGAAACGTCGCTCGACGTTGTGTTGAATGGCAATGACGGGCGCACCCTGCTGACCAGTGTGCCGCGCATCAAGTTTGTCGGCGGTGCCCCACAGGTGCCGGGCAAGAATGCTGACGTTTTGCTGCCGCTGACATATCAGGGGCTGCTGGACGCCGATCTGGGATACACGTTAAGCTACCAGAGCTTTACGTTCGCACCATAAGTCGGCCACTGGCCGGCACTTCCAAACCTGCCCGACCGGGCGGGTTTACCGTTACCTAAAGGAACTATCCAATGGATATTTTTGAAGCCTATGAAATGTCAGAGGAAGCCGTCGAAAACGGCGTCTGGGCCGAGCTTGTCGTGAAGGGCGAGCAAATTGGCCGCGTTCGCGTCCGGTCAAGTGACCCGGATATTAACCCGGACTATCGCAGCGGTCTGAGCGTCAGCGCGCTGGCGACCATTGCAATGGACAAGTCTGCAAACGGCGCAGACCTGAGCGCCCAGAAAGACGATCTGGCGATTGCGCTGCTGGTCGATACCGTGCTGACCGACTGGGAACTGTACAAGATGAACGGCGAAGGCAAAGAGGTGAAGATTAAATTCACCAAGGGCAAGGCCAAGCAACTGCTGAAAAAACTGCCGAAGCTACGCGCTGCGGTCGAGCGCGCGTCGGCAAACTGGACGAGCTACCGCCGGACGGCGGTCGATGAAACGGTAAAAATCTAACCGAGTTTCTTGAGCATCAGACAGTCGGTGTCGGCAGCAAGGCCTCACAGGTAAGGGCCGCACTGGAAGAACTCGGAAAGCCAATACCTGAGTCGATCTTGAACCCGCCAGAGATAAAGGACGAGTATCGCGTGTTTTGGACTGCCTTCATTGATTTGCTTAGTGAACCGCGAGGGCACAATGGTATGATCCCGTGGACTGCGATCCGGCAGTATTCTCAAGATGCTCGCATCCCGGTCGATGAACTAAAGGCCGTCATCTGGCGGCTCGACTCACACCTTCGGGCATGGTGGAAAGCAAACCCGAAACAGGCTGACGCATGACTACACGCGTAATCAGAATCGTCATTGACTCACGCGGCGCAAAGAAAGGCGGCAAGTCCGTTGAAACTGCGCTCGGTGGCGTCGATAAAAAAGCAAAAAGCGCTGAGAAGTCTGTCACCTCGGTACGCGGCGCGCTGATTGCGACGGCTGCGGTACTGGTCGCCCGCAAGGTCATCCAGATTGGTGACGCGTACCAGAGCCTTCAGGGTCAGTTGCGGCTGGTCACAGAAAGCACACGCCAGCTTGAGTCAACCACGCAGACCCTTTTCGATATCTCCAACCGTACCCGGCAGGGTATCGAAGCCACGTCAAGCCTGTACATTCGGCTGGGCCGATCTACCGACTTCAGCAATGAGCGCATCGCCCAACTGACCGAAACCATCGGCCAGACAATTGCAATCTCCCGCGCGGCACCGGAGCAAGCGCGGGCCGCACTGTTCCAACTGGGTCAAGGCTTCGCTGCCGGCGCACTGCGCGGCGAGGAACTAAACAGCGTCATGGAGCAGACGCCAGAGCTTGCCAAGGCCATCGCTGACGGGCTGGGCATCACCATCGGTTCGCTGCGGGTACTGGGTGCCGAAGGCAAACTGACGGCTGAGGCCGTAGCCGGCGCATTGGAAAGCGCAGCCGAGGACGTAGCAAGGGACTTTCAAGAGGTTCCGCTAACGGTCGGTGACGCCATCACCAAAGTCGGCAACTCGCTGACGCAGTTTATTGGTGAACTGGATTCAGCGCTCAGCGCCACGTCGCTGCTCGCCAAGGGCTTGGACGGTGTAGCAAAAACCATTCTGGGCCTCGGCGTCATCATCGGTGACAAGCGCTTCAGCAAAGAGATTGACGAAGTTGGCCGCAAGATTGACGACTTGCGCGAGCAGGCTAAAAATCTGCGCGAGGAAGCGAAATTCGGGCTGAAGCCGACTAAAGGCTTCCTCGGTTTTGCGCCGGGTGACGCGGACGCGGCTAAAGTGTTGCTGGCAGAGGTCGAGGCAGAGCTTGCCAGCCTTGTGCAGTTCCAGCAGCGGCTATTTGAGCCAGAGATAATTCGCAAAAACACCGACGAGGCCGGGCGCATATTCGCGGGAGCCATCACGGACTTGCAGGATGCGTTTGCCCAGCAGCAAGAAGCCGCCGACAAATTTGCAGAGGGCTTTCAAACGCCGGTCGATAAAGCGATTGCACAACTGGAACGACTCAACACCTTTGTTCGTGACGGGCTGCTGACCGACGAGAGCGTAATCGCTGAAATCAGGGCACGGCTGGACGAAGTTATTCGACCGCTTGAGGAAATTGAAATCAAGGTCGAAAAGCGCGAACTCGATGACGCCAGCCAGACGCTGCTCGACACGTCAGACAACATCGGGAACTTGCAGGAACAACTGCTCGCACTGCAAACCGGCGGCGAGGAAGAACTAAAAGTCACGCTCGCCATGCAACGCGCAGAGGAAGTGATTGCGGACGTAGGCGTTGAGGCCGGCGTCACCGCTGAAGCGCTCGCTGATATGTTTCTCTCAGAGGCACAGCTTGAGGAAGAAATTCGCAAGGCGACCGACGCGCTTGAGGAACAAGGCGACGGCATTGAAGATTTTCTAACGCGCGCGCGCGAAAACGCACAGGACATTCTTTCGGGTTTTCTCAGCGATCCGATGGCTGAAGGCCTTGACGAATTGCCGGCAAAGTTTGCTGGTGTGCTTCAGGACTTGTCGGCGCAGCTACTTGCGACCGAGATTTTCAAACTGCTGGGCGGCATTGGCGGCGGTGCGAGCGGCGGGCAGGGATTACTGTCAACCATCGGCGGCTTTTTTGGTGGCAAGCAAGAGGGCGGCCCCGTGGGACGCGGCGACTTCGGCGTGGTCGGTGAAGCCGGGCCAGAGGTATTTCAGGCACCGGCAGCCGGCACGATTGTCCCGAACCAAGCGGCAGCCCCGCCCATTGTCAATGTCAACCCGCAAGTCATCAACGTGCAAGACCCGGCTGACATTCCGGCAGCCATGCAGGGCGCAGATGGCGAGTCGGTGATTCTTAATG